TATGCCGACGCACTTGCAGCGCTCGGGTTCGATCCAGTTTCGCGATCTCGACTAGGGGTAGCAGAAGTGAAACGAGTATCAGCTCTTGACCAACTCATCGCCAACAGGCAAAAAACAAACTAAGAAGAACTCGCCACCGCGCTGGCAAACTAAAGTCTCGCCGGCAGATGTCAAGCGTTCTCGCGGAAATGACATCATTGCCTTCAGCGAAGCCTTGTGTCACATCACCAAAGATTCGATTGCTGGTCATGCTGGCGAATTGATTCAATTTCGTGACTGGCAAAAGAAGCTCACGCGAGACTTGTTTGCTGTCGGAGCCAATGGAAAACTCAAGCATCGAACTGCTTTGATTGGCTTGCCTCGAAAGAATGGCAAGTCCGCCTGGCTTGCTTCGGTTGCTTTGGAGCATTTGGTTTTCAGTGCCGGCGGCTCGGAAGTTTATTCTTGCGCCGCTGACCGAGACCAAGCAAAAATTGTTTTCAATACCGTCAAAGAGATGGTTCGCCTTGAGCCTGAACTTGAATTCCTTCAGACCTATCGTGACGCAATTTACAATCCCAAGAATGGGACTACCTATCGCGCATTGAGTTCGGAAGCATTCACCAAAGAAGGCTTATCGCCCACCCTTGTTTGCTTTGACGAAGTTCACGCGCAACCAAACCGAGAACTTTGGGATGTAATGTCTCTGGCGCAAGGCGCTAGAAGCCAACCCTTGATGATTGGAATCACAACTGCTGGAGTCAAGACAGATTCTTCCGGCAAAGATTCTTTGTGTTATGGCTTGTACGAATACGGCAAGAAGGTCGCGTCGGGCGAAGTTGATGATCCATCGTTCTTCTTTGCATGGTGGGAAGCAACAGATCCAGCAGCTGACTTTCGCTCGTCAGTAACTTGGCGAGAAGCCAATCCTGGCTTCGATGACATCGTTGCCGCCGCCGACTTTGAGTCAGTAATCAACCGAACCCCTGAGTCTGAATTTCGAACCAAGCGATTGAATCAATGGGTCTCAACTTCTGACACCTGGCTCCCTGCTGGCTCATGGGATAACTGCATCGACAAGCGCGAGATTCCTGACGGAACTTCAATCGTCCTTGGCTTTGACGGATCTTTCAACGGCGACTGCACTGCAATCGTCGGAGTTACCTGCGAAGAAAATCCACACGTCTTCATCGTTGAGATGTGGGAGAAGCCAGACGGCGAATCTGCCGATTGGCAAGTCCCAGTCATGGACGTCGAAGAATCAATCCGCAACGCTTGTCTCAAATGGCAAGTCGAGGAGATTGCTTGCGACGCTTATCGTTGGGCAAGAACTTTCCAGATCCTCGATGACGAAGGTCTGCCGGTAGTTCTATTCCCACAAAATGCCAGTCGCATGACACCGGCAACAACTCGCTTCTTTGAAGCCGTAATGAATAACAACTTGACACACGATGGCGATCCTCGCCTTGAACGTCACGTCAGCAATGCCACTTTGAAAACAGATCAACGCGGCTCTCGCCTGGCAAAAGAAACTCGAAACTCAACGCGCCGAATCGACTTGGCCGTTGCTTCTGTCATGGCGCTCGAACGAGCTGCATGGTGGGCAACTCAGGGAAATGGAATGCCAATGATCTTTGATCCTTGGGCAATGGAGGATTTTGATGCGTGAAAATCTCACAACCGCCGTTGAGATTGCTGGAGCAATTTTGATAACAGTCGGCGTGGGCTTGGCTATTGGAGCTGCTGCCGCTTGCATCATTGGCGGATTATTCTGCCTTGGTTTTGGTTGGTTAGCAGGTAAGGCATGAGCATTCTTCGTCGTGGACTTGGCGATGTTGTTGGACGGTATCCGCAATTCAACAACTACGTTGCACCGCTTTCGCAGCTCTACGGTCAAACTCAGGTCACTTCAAGCGCTGGCGAACGAATTGACGAATGGACTGCTCTTGGCATTTCATCGGTGATGAACGCCGCTTCTTTACTTTCCGACACCGTTGCTTCAATGCCGGTTCGTTGTTACATAATCAAAGACGGCATTCGCACGAATATGCCAACGCCTGAAATCTTGAAGAATCCTGATGTTGTTTCTGGAACAAATGAATTCGAACTTGTTCATCAGATCATGGTTTCAATGGTTCTGCATGGCAACGCTTACATTCACATCGATCGCGATCGCTTTGGAAATGCAATTGGCTTAGTGCCGTTGCATCCCTACCAGATGCAGGTTCTTCCAACAGGGGACGCCACAGGACGCCGTTACTTGCATTTAGGTAACGAGATGGACTCTGAAAACATCTTGCATATGCGTTGGTTTACGCCACCGCAATCCCTAGTTGGCGTTTCTCCACTAATCCAATCGCGCAACCTTGTCGGCTTATCCCTAGCAATGGATCGCCATTTGGCTCAGTTCTACGGCGAAGGCGCAACTCCATCGGGCGTATTGTCCACCGATCAGAAGCTGACACTTGACCAGGCTCGCACGATTCAAGGAACTTGGGAAGCAACTCACCGCCGTCACCGACGTCCGGCAGTTCTTTCAGATGGCTTGAAGTTCATGCCAATCACAACGTCAGCTGCCGATCAACAAATGATCCAGACTCGTGAGCAGTTAGTTCGCGACATTGCTCGCGTCTATCGAATCCCGTCTTACCTAATGGGCGTCACTGGCGATGGCATGACCTACCAGAACGTAGAACAAGCCTCGGTCAATTTCCTCATGCACACAATCACACCTTGGCTTCGCCGACTTGAGATTGGCCTGTCAAAGATTCTTCCAATGGGAACCGACATTGTGTTCGACGTTGCTTCATTGCTTCGCTCGGATTCTATGACTCGCGCAACTGTCAACAAGCTAAACATCGAGACAGGTCAGATGACGCCAAAGGAGGCTCGCATGACTTGGGGCTTGGAGCCTTACGAAGGCGGAGACGAATTCCATCAAGCACTTTCTGGAACAGTTCTTGCCGGTGGCGAACTTCCAGCATTAGGCGTTGATTCTGATCCATCGGCTCCAGTGATGGGAGTGCTTGAGTCAAATGGCTGAGACCTTTAGACCTCCGCAAAATGTTCGCGATGAAGCAAAGCGAGCTTTGAAATGGATTGCCGATGGGTTTGCAGGTTCTGGATTCACAGACACTGGCAGAGCGCGAGCCTCACAGTTAGCTCGTGGCGATGGCTTATCAGCCGAAACTATTTTGCGGATGTATTCCTATCTAGCTCGACATGAAGTCGACAAGCAAGGAAAAGGATTCAATCCAGGAGATGAAGGCTACCCAAGCGCCGGACGTGTGGCTTGGGCGGCTTGGGGTGGCGATGCAGGTTTCACTTGGTCGGCAAAAGTCAGGGAACAGCTATCGGCGAGAGCCGCATTATTGGAAGGCCAAAGCATGATCAAGCGAGACATGATGGAAGATTCAGTTCCCGACTTACCGGAAGAACTTTGCGAACTTCTTGCCGATGTCGTTGTGTTTTATTTTCGGAGTCATGGCGCTCACTGGAATGTCAAGGGTTCGGACTTCTCGGAGTATCACTCACTGTTCAATCAAATCTATGAAGACGTCTATGGATCAATAGATCCAATCGCTGAGAATATGCGCAAACTTGGATGCCTTGCACCATTCCGTCTTGCTGATTTTATGATGATGACTGAAATTGCAGACGCTGAAGTTGGTCAAGATCCAATGGCATTAGCTCGCGATTTACTCCTTGCCAACGACATTGTTCTCGATCAGATTTCAGACACTTTCGATTGTGCGACAATGCTTGGTCAGCAAGGAATTGCAAACTTCCTAGCCGATCGCATGGATAAGCATCAATATTGGAAATGGCAACTAACTGTCTCCCTTGGCGAAGAAGTTACTCAACCACAGCCAGATCCTCTAAATGCTCAAGGCATTGATGAAGATGACATCGAAGAAGAAATGCCAATGGCGATGTCGATGTATTCAGAGCGCAAAGCAATTGGTCAATCTGATCTACTTTTGGCAGATCGCGAAATGGCTTGGGATGCTTCAAAGGCAGAATCCGCAGTTCGCGCTTTTGCCGGTGGAGACAACATTGACTTCACCAAATACGCCAAAGCATTCTTCTATGTTGACGAATCTGCACCAGATAAATTTGGCAGTTACAAATTGCAATTTGCTGATGTCGTAGATGGTGAACTCAAAGCAGTTCCTCGTGGAATCTTTGCAGTTGCCGGAGTCCTTTCGGGCGCTCGTGGCGGCGTAGATATTCCCGAATCTGATAAGTCTGAAATTGAAAACAAAGTTTCTGCTTATTACGACCGCATGGCCAATGAATTTGATGATGCAGAAATGGTTGCACCATTTGAAAGAGCTGCATCGGCTCGCATAGGTCAAGGCTCATTCGTATCTTGGAATTCTTCAGGTGGACGTGCCAGAGGAAAAGTTGTCAAAGTAATCACCAAGGGAACTGCTGCTTCCAGCGATGGTTATGAAATGCAAGCAACTGCCGAAGTTCCAGTTTTTCAAATTCGAATCTATGAAGCAAAGAACAACGGCTACATTCCAACCGAAAAAATCGTGGTTCACAAGGCTGAGGCTTTGACGATAATCACTTCCCTACCTGCTCCACGATCCGAGGAAATTGACATGGAACTTCGCAAGTCTCGCATGGCTTCAGCTGAACGCTTTGAAATGTCCACCGAAATCCGCGCTATGGATGCCGGAACTGGCGAACTTCGAATTGGTGGCTACGCTGCACAATTCAACAAAGAAGCAACCGGACTTTCCTTCCGCGAAGTAATTGCTCCAGGAGCATTCAAGCGAACCCTGCAATCGGGCGAGCCTGTCTACTTACTTGTAAACCATGACACCAACGGAATTCCATTGGCATCGACTTCCGGCGGAACTCTTAATCTTTCCGAAGATGAGATCGGCTTACGCATGGAAGCAGACCTTGATCCTGCTAATCCAAAGGCTCAAGAACTATTCAGCGCGATCAGTCGTGGCGACATTGCAAAGATGTCGTTTGCTTTCACAGTTGCGCCAAATGGTTCTACTCGCGAAGAAGGCTTGCGCACTCTTTCCGATGTCAACTTGTTTGAAGTTTCAGCAGTTACTTGGCCAGCGTATAACGACACCGCGCTTGGACTTCGGACTTTAGAAGATAACGAAGCCGAAGCCTTAGAACTTCGCAAGCGACTTCTTGAACTCAAGCAAAAGTTCAACAAGTAATCCCACAAATTTCCCTCGGCGCAATTCTGCCTCGACGGATGCAAGAAAAACAATCCAAACCTTTAGGAGATAACTATGTCCATGCTGGACAACCTACGCGAAGCACGCAGCTCTGCTGTTGCTGACGCAGAGGCGTTACTTGCTGGAGACGCATCCGCTGAGTCACTTGACGCAGTAGAAGCTCGCCAGGCTGAGATCAAAGATCTCGACGCCAAGATCGAAGCAGCAGAAGCCGTTGAAGCTCGCGTTGCTGAAGTAAAGGAAGCACGCGCCGCTGAAGGCGTAAAGGCTTTCGGTTCGGCTGTAATCGGCCGCGAAGAAATGACATACGACAAGCGTGGAGAACACTCCTTCGTTCGCGATATGATCAACTCACAGCTTCGCAACGATTCTTCTGCTTGGGAACGTCTACATCGTCACCAAGAAGAAGTGGCAGTTGAACTTCGCGATATTAACCGTACCGACACTTCGGGTGGAGATTTCGTTCCACCGATCTACTTGATCAACGAATACGCAGAATTCGCTCGTGCGAAGCGCGTAACCGCTAACCTAACAACCAACATGGCTCTGCCTGCTGGAACGGATAGCATCAACATCCCACAGATCACCACAGGTACACGCACTGGCTTCCAGTCAGCTGACAACAGCTCGACCTACGCTCCAACGTCACCTCGCGATCTAGTAACAAGCACCGTAACTGGCCGCGTTGAAACCATCTCGGGCTTCGAGAATGTTTCAATTCAGCTTGTTGAACAGTCACCAATTGCCGGTGGCCTTGACAAGTTGATCTTCGGCGATCTTATGGCTGACTACGCATTGCAGCTGAATACTGCTGTTGCTGGCACAGGCGCTGGAACTGCTGGATCACTAAAGGGCTTCGTCACACTTGGAACAGATACCACAAACGGTATTCCAACCACTTGGACTGAAACCACTCCAACAGGCGTAAACGCTGCTAAGGCAATCCTTCAGGCTGTGTCACAGGTTGTCACCAACCGTTATCAGCCAGCAGAAGCGATCGTTATGCACCCATCCACCTGGTACTGGTTATCCTCACAGGTTGATTCAAGCAACCGTCCGTTAGTTGTTCCAACTGCAAACGGCCCATTCAATGCCAATGGCATTGTAAGCAATCCAGGTGCAGATGCAATGAACGTCGGAACAATTGCTGGTCTTCCTGTTTACATCGATGCAACTATCACCAAGGCATACGGCGCAAGCACAAACCAGTCGCCAATCCTTGTTGGCAAGTTCAGCGATTCCTACCTGTTCGAAAGTGGCATGAAGACTCGCGTTCTTCCAGACGTACTGTCAGCAAACCTAACCGTTCGCTTCCAGGTCTACGGATACGCAGCACTTCTACACCGCTTCAACAAGTCTGTATCGGCTATCACCGGTACTGGCGCAGTCGCTCCATCAGGCTTCTAGTCTGACTGTCGCTAGTGGCGACCTAGGTTCCTCGAGGATTTAGGTCGCCACTACGACTCCACTTCAAGATTCAGGGGAATCACATGGCAAGAATGAAGACCGCACTAATCGAAGCCGCTGTTGCGATTCAAGTTGTAATCAATGCCGGCGGAACTGTCGAACAGATTTTGGAACTTGTCGATTATCTCGATGACTTTCCAACGCAAGATCGCGAAAGCCGATGAAGGCTCGCGACCGAGTTTGCATTGCTTATCCTCACTCGGGAACTATCTCAGCTGAACTGTCTTTGGACTTGATCAACATCTCTCGAGAACGTCGAGACAAGTTTGATTCAATCGTGGCAGTGGGCAACACTAGCTTGCTCGTTCGTTCGCGCAATGTCATCGTCAAGCAATTCCTTGATGACACCGAGGCGCAATGGCTTCTGATGATTGATTCAGACCAGCGACTTCCAATGGATGCTTTCGACAAATTATGCGAAGCAGTTCACGACACCGAGCGACCAGTTGTTGCCGGTCTAGTCTTTGCCGCCTTCTGGACTGATCAACAAGAGTTGGTTCCAGTTCCAGTGATCTATCGCTGGGATGACGAAGAAGGCATCACTCCGATGCACGACTATCCAACAGATCAAGTCGTGAAAATTGACGCCGCTGGAACTGGCTGTCTAATGATTCACCGAAGCGTATTTCAAAAAATGCGCGATATGGCGACAGATAACCAAGGCGCTGATTGGTGCTTCTTTATGGATGGCCCAATCAATGGACGTTGGTACGGCGAGGACTTGTTGTTCTCGCGAAAGTTACAAGCATTGGGTTTCCCAATCCATGCGCATACGGGAGCAATCCTTCCGCATCACAAAGAATTCTGGCTTGACGATCGCCATCACACTGGCTGGCTTCAAACCTACAAAAACTAAAGCAAGCGCGGATGGTTCCCCTGGCCGTCCGCGCTT